ATTAAAGGATCTCTCGATCTATTAAAGACATTAGGTGAAGGTGGGGAGTTTTTGTGCGAATACCGCATGGGATTGACTCGGGATCTGGAACCATGTGACTTCTTCTCTAAAGATGTTTGGTGGAGAGGTGTAGCGGATCTAGTAATCATAAAAGATAATAAAGCCTATATGGTGGACTACAAGACGGGTAAATCGTCCCGCTACGCCGATACCAAGCAGTTGGAGATCCTATCCTTGGCGCTGTTCAAGCATCGCCCTGAAATCAAACTTATTAAGGCTGGACTGCTGTTTGTTATCGCTAAAGATTTTGTTACGGAAGCGTACGAGGTTACTAAGCGAGACGATTACCTCGCTGAATTTGACCCGATTGTTGAGCGGCTAGGGGTGGCTATTGAGTCAGGAGTATGGAATCCCAAGCGCAACTTTACTTGCAAGAATTGGTGCGCAGTACTAAACTGTGTGCATAACGGAAGGGGGTAGCATGGCTAGGGATTACAAGCGTGAATACGCTACATATCAAGGCACTGATGACCAAAAAAAGAAACGTGCGCTACGCAACAAGGCACGCAGGCAGGCTATCCGTGATGGTAAGGCTAGCAAGGGGGATGGTACGGACGTGCATCACGTTACGGCTATTTCTAAAGGCGGTGCTAATGGTAGGACCAAGGTGGTTCCAGCCTCTGAGAATCGCTCATTTGATCGGGATTCAAAACGTGCATTGATCTCTGAGATCAGTTCGCGGGAACGTAAAAAGAAGTAATTGTAGTCTGTTGTAGTTTTATTTTTATCCGAAAGCGGACACCGCTTTTGGAGGCTTGGCTATCGGAGAGTGCGTGAAAATATTAGAAAATAAAGCGCTTTTACTAAAAGTAAAAAACGCTGAACGGATTACCAAAGTTATTCCTAAAAGCAGGGTAATGGCGGCGCATCCAGATCATTACGAAGTGCTTGTGCATTGGGGGTTGGAAGAATCCCGGGTGCTAAAAAATCTGAACATTAAAAATGTTCCGTCGCCTATTCTGGGTAACTACAAATGGAACGGTCTGTATAAACCGTTTGACCACCAGAAAACAACTTCGTCTTTTCTAACCCTGCACAAGCGGGGCTTTTGCTTCAACGAGCAGGGGACCGGCAAGACAGGCTCCGTCATCTGGGCCGCAGACTATTTGATGACGCTTGGGTTTATCAAGCGAGTCTTGGTTATCTGTCCGCTATCAATCATGGAGTCGGCATGGCGTGCAGACCTTTTTAAGTTTGCCATGCACCGCTCAGTGGACGTGGCCTACGGCAACCGAGACAAAAGAAAAACAATTATCGAGGGTTCAGCAGAATTTGTAGTCATTAACTTTGATGGTGTTGAAATTGTTGCTGACGATATTAGCAAAGCAAAGTTTGACTTGATCGTTGTGGACGAGGCCAACGCCTACAAGAACCCGCAGACCAAGCGCTGGAAGGTTTTAAACCGTCTGGTTACGCCTGAAACATGGCTGTGGATGTTGACGGGTACCCCCGCATCCCAATCGCCGCTCGATGCCTATGGGCTGGCAAAGTTGGTCTCTCCTGACCGCGTGCCAAAATACATGACGCTCTTCCGGGATATGGTCCTCTACAAAGTTAGCCAGTTCCGATGGATAGCAAAGCCCAACGCTGACACAGTGGTACACAACGCTCTACAGCCTGCCATCCGGTTTACCAAGGAGCAGTGCCTAGACCTACCAGAGATGACCTACGTCACCCGGGACATACCGCTTACCCCCCAGCAAACTAAGTACTACGAGATTATGCGCAAGGAAATGTTGGTCAGCGCCGCGGGGGAGCAGATAACTACAATCAATGCCGCAGCCAATCTCAATAAATTGCTTCAATTGTCAGGGGGAGCAGTCTATTCGGATACTGGCGAGGTAGTCCAGTTTGACGCAGGGACCCGGATGTCCGTGCTGGAGGAAGTAATCGACGAGGCGTCTCACAAAGTCCTAGTGTTTGTTCCGTTTCGCCACGCTATCGACATCATCACGGAGCACCTGAAAAAACGCTACGCCGTGGACACCATTCACGGAGGGGTATCAGCCGGGAAGCGCACCCAGATCTTTGAAAGATTCCAAAAAGAAAAAGATCCTCGCGTGTTAATTATTCAGCCGCAAGCCGCCAGCCACGGGGTAACCCTACATGCCGCAGACACCATTGTGTACTGGAGTCCTGTCATGTCAGTGGAGACTTACCTACAGGCAAACGCCCGGGTTCATCGTGCGGGCCAGAAGAACGCGACAACGGTAATTCACCTGCAAGGTAGCCCAGTAGAACGCAAACTTTACAAAATGTTGCAGGACAAGGTAGACGTACATTTAAAGATTACAGATATGTATACGGAACTTTTATCTTAAAAAAGACTCTTGACAATGTAAAGAGCAGTGTTACAATTAATAAAAAACAGGAGAGTGTTATGAGTCAAGAAAGTATGTCTATTCAGGATTGCCTGAAAAAGGCAAGCACTGAGCAGTTAGTAAAATCCTACATCAAGATTCGCGATGCCATCGAAGTATTGGAGCGCGAGCACAAAGAAGCAATCAAGCAACGTGCTGAAAAACAAAGCATGATTGAAGAAGAACTTCTTACTCGATGCAACGATGCTGGTGGTAATATCACGATCCCAACTGTAGGGCGTGTTACCCGCCGTATTATGAAGCGTTATTGGACCTCTGATTGGCCCTCGCTTTACAAAATCATCAAGGAAAATGATGCGTTTCATTTGTTGCATCAACGCATTACAAACAATGCAATGGATCAGTTCCTTGAGGAAAACCCAGATCTCATGCCAGCCGGTTTGAATCTGGATAGCAAGCAAACCGTTGTTGTAACTCGAATGTCTTAATTTTTAAGGAGAGTAGTCATGTCAGATTTAGAACTTTTTAAAGGTGGTATACCGGCTCACTTGCAAAAGAAAGAGTTGGACGAAGCAACCAGATCACTCATGGGTGTGCAAAGTAGTGTTGGTGCAACAGCAGGCAAACGTATCTCAATCAAGGCGGGTGTATTCCGCATGATTGTGGACGGCGAAGAAGTTGCGCAGAACCAAGACCGTGCAATGAATGTCATCATTGTTTCGGCGGCGCCCAAAGACTCACGCACGTTTTATGCTGAGAAGTTTGTAGAGGGTCAGAAAATATCTGCCCCAGACTGCTGGTCTAATAACGGGGACTACCCGGATGCAAAGGCCAAGAACCCTCAGTCCAAGCGTTGCGTGGATTGCCCTCAGAATCAGGCAGGGTCTGCACCTAATGGTAAGCGTGCTTGCCGGTACAGCCGTCGTGTTGCGGTGTCCTTAGAGAATGATTTGAATGGTGATGTGTATCAACTAACCATCCCAGCAAACTCTTTGTGGAACGCAGACAATGGCAAACTAGGTATTAAACCTTATGCCGAACTGTTGGGTAGTCATAACCTAAACGTAACAGACGTGGTCACTGAGATCCGTTTTGATACTACTAGTTCTTCTCCCAAACTGGGGTTCAAGGCCATCCGTCCTTTGACTGAAGAAGAGATCGCTAAGGTACAAGAACTTAGCAAAACTTCTGAGGCTCAAAAGGCTATCGGTCATACCCCTGCCGCGCTTGATGGCGCCCCGCAGCCCGTCGCTTTACCAGCCGCCGAACCCAAATCGGAGCCTAAAGCAGCGAAGCCTGCCGAGCCTATCAAGGAACCCGTGAAGCGTGAGAAAAAAGACGCTGCACCTAAAGAAGATGTGGGCGAACTTCTCGACGACTGGGCCAACTAAAAGGGGTGGGGCATCAGCCCCTTTTAAAAATGATTGGATACACAGTTGCTCTTGTAAGAGCGGTTCGACGTGCGCCAAAGCATAAGATCGGTGTTCAACTGGGGCTAGCCTGTATTGAGGCTGGTATCCCAGTGACACAGATTGCTAAGGAATTTCGTGTAACCCGGCCTACGATTTATGCGTGGTTTACGGGTAAAGCAAATCCTAATTGGCGGCAAGAAGAAGCCATTGCCAAATACATAAATAAGTTGGCGTAAGCCATTCTTAACAAATTTTTTATTGAGAGCGTATGACCTCAAGGAATCTTTTTCTCTCCGCAGTCTTGCCTACAGACGGCCTGTACTGTGTGGTAGGGTTAAAAAGGGGAACTCCACGGCAGACATTTGTAAGTTCGCTGGAAGAAGTTGATGAGTTAGCAAACACTTTGGTAGAACAGCAGTTCGATGTCTACTTTGGTTGCGCTAAATTTGAGACTGACGAAGGGCGGACAGCAAAGAATGCTAAATGGTTTAAAGCATTTTGGCTTGATTTAGATTGTGGTGAGGGGAAAGAGTACGAAGGACAAGCACAGGCACTGACTGCTTTAAAACAGTTTTGCCAAACAGTAGGGCTACCAAAACCAACGCTGATTAATTCGGGCCGAGGGATACACGCATACTGGCCTCTAGTTGAAACGGTGTCGTATAACGAGTGGAAGCCCGTTGCCGAAGCATTTAAAAAACTATGTGCTGAGAAAGACCTTCACGCTGACCCTTCTGTAACTTCGGATGCCGCACGCATTCTGCGCATACCCGACACACTTAACTTCAAGAACCAAGAAGCACCCTATAAAGTTGTAGCCATGTCGTTGTCCGAGCCGCTGGAGTTTGGCGTGTTCAAAGACAAGGTCGGGTTTAACTTTATGGCAACCCTAACCCCGAGCAACAAAAAAGCACTCGATGACACTACCCGGGCGTTAATAGGTAATCGTATATCGAAGTTCCACAACATAATGTTGAAAGCGAAAAATGGGAAAGGTTGCCAACAACTTAGTTATATTTACAAAAACCAAGACTCTGTCAAAGAACCCTTGTGGAGATCTGGCCTTTCTATCGCTCAGTTTTGTCAAGATAGGGAGACAGCAATACACCGTCTATCGAGTAAGCACCCAAACTACTCCGCTTCCGAAACTGAAGACAAGGCTTCCTCGATCCCCGGGCCACATCGCTGTGAGACATTTGAAACAAATAACCCTAATGGGTGCGAAGGGTGCCCACACAAAGGCAAGATCTCTTCCCCAATTCAATTGGGTACCGAGATCGCAGAGGCAACTGCTGAAGATAATATTGTTGTTATTAAAAACGAAACTATTGGCACCGAAGTTACAGTGGAGATCCCGCCATACCCCTTTCCTTATTTCAGGGGGAAAAAGGGGGGAGTCTATAAACGTGGGATGCCTAACTCAGACTCTGAAGAAGACGGCGAAGACGTATTGATCTACGAACACGATTTCTATGTTGTTAAGCGATTAATTGATCCCCGTGATGGTGAGATGGTTTGGATGCGGTTGCATATGCCCAGAGACGGTATCCGAGAGTTTTCAGTTCCACTTACCAGCGTGGGGGCAAAAGACAAACTCCGAGAAATAATTGCTGCCAAAGGCGTGGCGGCTTTAGGTAAACAAATGGACAACATCATGGCTTACATAACAAAGTGGGTTAAAGAACTACAAACAATGACAACGGCAGAACTTTCTCGGGTTCAGTTTGGGTGGACAGCAGAAAACACATTCATCATTGGAGACCGGGAAATTAAAGCGGGTGAAATAATATACAGCCCGCCCTCGAGCGATACTATTAATCTGGTCCCTGCTTACACAAAGGGTGGCACGCTGGAGAGTTGGAGAAAGATTGCGAACTGGTATAACCGTCCAAACATGGAGGCCCGGGCGTTTAATTTATTTGCAGGGTTTGGAACACCCTTACTTAAATTCACAAATCTGAAAGGCGTGCAGATCCACCTAACCGATGACGGCTCGGGTACTGGTAAGACCTCAATTGAGATGGCTATCAACTCTATTTTTGGGCATCCAGAAAAGACCATGCTGTACGAGCAGGATAAGTTTCTGGCTAAGATGCACCGCATGGGTACGGTTCAAAACATGCCTGTCTGTATTGATGAGATAACAAATACTGCCCCGGAAGAAATAAGTAACCTTGCATACATATCGACGCAGGGTCGGGGCCGTAACCGAATGATGACCCAGAGTAACTCCGAGCGCATTAACAATACGACTTGGGCTTTGATCCTCTGGACCTCGGGAAACAAATCTGTGCATGACGTGCTCTACAGCATGAAGACCTTTCCAGAAGGCGAGTTGATGCGGGTAGTTGAGATCAATATCCCCAGAGATTTAACAGCCACTAAAGAAGAGTCGGACGAGTGGTACAACAGCATGTTCGAGAATTACGGTCTGGCGGGGGAAGCCTACATGAAGTATGTGGTGGCTCACCAAGAATACATCCGGGACAAGATCAAAGAAATCCAAGCCAAGTTTGACGAGGATGCTGGCCTGACTCAGCGGGAGCGTTTTTACTCTGCCTTGGCGGCGGTGGCTATAGTGGGCGGCATGATTTCCAAAAAGTTAGAACTGCACGATATTGAAATCAAGCGGGTCTATCAGTGGGCGGTCAAGCATTTCTCTGGGGCTAGAAGTTCGGTCAAACCTAATTCCCTAGTTCCTTTGGACCAACTTGGCCTATACCTCAACGAGCACAATCAAAATCTGCTGGTCATTAATAGCGAGATTGATAGCCGCACGAGCATGGAGCAAGCACCCATCCAGACCCCGTACATGCCGTTGTCTATGCAGACCCTGTGAGTTAAGGTAATCCCCCGCTCCGAGGCCCTTTTACGGACCGCCCGGGCCAATTGGGTGGTTTGAATCGCTGGGATAAAGAAAGATGCCCCCGGGGCCAAAAGATGCCATTCAATATAGACCGGGACTCCCTCATTCAAGATTTCCATTTGGGATGTACTCCTGCATGTCAACCCCCTCTATCTTGCGGGTAGCACTGACCATTGTGTTGACGGCGGTCGTATTGAG